GCTCGGGCGACTCCTCCTCCTCCAACTGGTCAACCGGGTTGACCGTCTCCATTTCATCAGCGCGAGCCGCCGCGATTTCAGCGCCCGGCACGGCGGGCATCGGCGTGATGCTAACCTCGCGCAGTTCAATCTCGGTGAACCGCTCGACGGGCTTGCCGTTGACGGTCACCATCTCCGAGGCACGCGGGATGAACCCGATGCTGAACCCCGTTGAGGCGCCGCTTGCCAAGACCGCCTTGACGTACTCGAGCGCGGCCCGTCCGTCAGCCGTGTCGAAGATGTCAGCGGTCATGACAACCGCATCGCCCATTTCCCGCATCTCGGTCACGACCCCAACGTGCGCCTTGCTGGTGCGTTCGTGGTCCATCAAGAGCGGGACCTTGCGGGCCGAGACCTTGTTGTTGATGGTCCGCTTGGCAGACTCGCGGGCAAACATCGTCTGGTAGCTGTCCACCACCTCGTAGGTCAACGCCACGCCCGACACGCGCCCAGCGATACCGGGCGGGAGGTCAGACTCGGCACGGATTTGCGGGGCGGCTTCGGTCAGGTGGTAGCGCGTGGACTTCATCGGGTTACTCCGGGTCGGCCTTTGGCAACTGCTCGGTGAGAACCGCTTCGAGGGCCTGTACGCCTTGTGCGACCTCGGCATACGGGCGGCTCCGCATATAGTTGAGAATGCCAACCGCGAGGGCGGAGGGAATCGTGACGGTCTGCGGGGTCTCGGTCATTTGGCCTCAAGGAAGGGTAAGGGAACTGCCGTGGAAATATAGAGCAGGATGCGCTTCCGTGCCTAATACGTCATGCCGACATTCGTGGGACCAGAGGGCCGTATTCTCGGCGTGCGCCTTCAGCACCACGATGACCCGTGAGTGCTTCCAATACTTGCCCCAATGGGTCGAGCCGTCGGGGAAGCGGTCGCCCTGATAGACCCCGTAGCGCAGTCCCTCGGGATTGGCATACGCCGCCGCCGTCCCGCGACCCGTGACGATGGCGTGCTGGGTCCACCACAGGGCGTCAATCGCCGCACGGTCCGTCACCGGGAACACCGTGACGCCCCAGTTGAGGGGGTCGGCTTTCGGCCCAAGCCCGAAGGCACGAAGCACCTGCCGCCCGATGCCCTTCAGCCAATCAAGCATTGGCCTTCAGCGCGGCGACTTCGGCTTCCAGCGCCTCGATACGGGCCATCGCTTCCTGTAGCGCCACCGCCGCCTTCATCAGCAGGATGGACGACTTGACGGTCTTGGTCGTGCCGACCTGTACCTTTTCGGTCGTGACCTCGCCCGTTTCATTCCCGTCCTCATCCAGCACCGGAACGTCCCGCGTCTCGTATTCGGGATGCTCGTCCACCAGCCCCGGCGAAGTCTGCTCCAACTCTTGCGCCACGACACCGAGCATCGCGGGGGCGTTCGGGTCTGCCGCCACATCGGTCTTCATCCGGTACTTGCGGAACCGAATGGCCTTGATGTCGTCCCATTGCGAGCCAGCGTCGATGATGTCCTGCTTGAGTCGTTCATCGGAAATGGTGCCATACACGCCATCGTGATTGGCAAGGTCGCCGTCCGACCAGATATAGCAACGGGCCGTCGTTTGGTCGTTGCACAGTAAGAAGTACTGGGTGTTGTTATCTGGCGCGGCCGACGGGAAGTTCAGGTATATGCCATTGGGCGACCCATTACCGTTCCACACATACATCGGGTCGGACGCATCGGTTCGCAGTTCGTGATACGTTCCCGTGCTTCCCGCGTACGTCCCCGTATTCGACGCCTTGAAATACCCCCCGCTCGTGATGCGGGCGCGTTCGGTGCCAGTCGCCGTTGTCGTCGTTGCACCAGTATAAAAAACTATTTGCGTGGCGGCGTTGTATCCGCTGTATGCGCCACCGATATAAATAAAGTTATCTGTTGATTGGTTGTCAGCGGCGAGCAAAAATGTCTGGGCAGAGCTAGGCGTACCATACGATGGCGACGCCAGCATACCAACCTTACGCGTGTTGCTTGACCGCGCTGTTGCAGAGTCTACGTCGGCTCCCAACACCAATCCCGATAGCGTTCCGCTTCGTATGCCAGACGCAATATCCACACGCCCGAGCGGGGTCGTTGCGGCACTTCCCACCCCCAAGTTCCCACTCGCATCCAGCGTCATCGCCTGCGTGAACGAGATGGCGTTGCCAGCGGTGCCAGAGGGCGCATTGTGCCAGCTATGCACGCCGTTGTTCATCCGATACTGGGCAGTACCTCTAGCCGCAAAATACTTCCAATTTGTTCCGTCTGAATATGCGTTATTGTTGAGGAACAAATAACCAGCGCCAGTATAATCGGTGACCCAAGATGAAATACTTGCCCCGTTATTAGCTATCTGAATTGCCTTATCGTAAATGGACCACGCACTCGGCGTCACCCCGAGGCCGAGGTTGCCGCTGGCGTCGAGGCGCAGGCGCTCGGCAGAAGCGGTAAAGTCGTAGAACCGAAGCGAGTTGCTGGCCCCGGACCCGCCATCGGTAAAGATGCCGTATGTACGCCCTGTGTTGCCCAGCTTGATGCCCGTGTTCGTGTCGGTTGAATTGCTTGCGATGATGTAGCCGTTGGTGCCAAACACTACTTCCAGCTTGTCCGCCGGACTCGCCGTCCCGATGCCCACGCGGTTGTTCGCGCTATCGACCTTGAGCGTCGAGGTATCCACCGTCAGGTCGCCCGGAATCGTTACCGCGCCAGACGCCGCAATACGCATCCGCTCAACAAGCGTTGTGCTTGCAGACGGTACGGTGGAAAACACAAGGTCCGTCGGTGCGCTGGTGCTAGACCACACATCACCAGCCACGCCTTGGATTTTTGCCCCGGTCGTGTATGTCGTTCCGGTGGTGTAAAACCGCCAATCCAATCCCGGCGCACCCTGCCCCGCAAACGACGGCACAACAGCACGTTGCAAAAACACAGGCGTACTGCCAACCACCGCCAAATTATTTGACGCCCCAGTATTGAGCGTGGTATCGCCCGTGACCGTCAGCGAGGTCAGGGTGCCGACCGAGGTAGCCGCCGCCGCTACGCTGGCGCCGTCTATCCGGAAGTTACTTCCGGAGCGGGCCACCACGTACTCGTCGGTCGCCTGTGATGCACCGCCGTCGGAGAGTTGACTAATCTTCAGGTCTGCCAATGGAGTATCCCCTTACGCTGGTAGGTCGCTGTATGCCAACACACAGCGGCAGTTGATTACTTCTGACGCCGACCCGCCGGGGTCAAGCGGATACATCAGGTTATTGCTAAAGGGCTGGTCAATGGCGATACGACCCTGCCTCATGCACTCACGGTGGCTATCGCGGGCGTCATTGAAGGCCAGCCACTCCTTCGAGCGGTAGAGGTCGCCCATCTCCTTCGCTTGGTCCCACGACCCCTGCGACAGCGCCCCCGCCGACTCCGTGCGGGCAATCGCATCCGACCGCGTGGTCACCTTCTCCTCGCCATACACCGCACGACCGACAAGGCGGGAGGTCTCGGTCACGGTCAGGCCAGCCCGCTCGGACGCCTCAATGACCGCCAACACTTCCTTCGCGGTGGTGTCGCCAATCAGCTTGGACAGGCGCTCGGTGCGCTTGCGGATAGCCTCACGGACGCTTTGCACCGACCGCCCCGCCAGCCCTGCCTCGACCGTATCGGCGGCAAGGTCCGCCCCAACTCCTGCCACCTCGGTCGCGCCGAAGGCATAGCTCTTGGAGACGAGGGGCGTGAAGGACTCGCGCCAGTTCTCCTCTAACGCCCCGCCCGGCGTATAGGCCGCACGGACCCGCTTGCGTGCCTCCTCAAAGCTCGGGGCCGTGCTAATGGACTTGGTGACCTTCGGGCGCTCGGCCCGGAACAGCGCCTCGGCAGTCGCCTTGTAGGTCTGCTCGGTGCGGTCGAGTTCGGCGTTGGCCCGCTCCCAGATGGCCCGCTTTCGCATCAGTTCCTCGTCCTCGGGAGCCTCGGGCATCTCGCCCTCTGGCATCTCCGGCTCTTCCTCTTCTTCCGGCTCCTCGAAGCCTTCGAGTCCGTCGAGCATCTGCTTGATAAGCTCACGGTCCATCTTCGGGAACGCGGCCTGAATCAGCGCCTCAACGGTCGGGCGAGGAAGTTCCTTCTCTACTAGCTCATCAAGTAGGTCCATCAGAGCCTCAACCTGCTCACCGTTGAGCGCATCCTCGGCAAAGGTACGGATGAGATGCTTGGCCTTGCGGCGTGGGGCTGGCGTCTCGGCAACTGGTGTCGCTGGCGTGAAGCCAGACATCCCGCTCAACA